AGTTGATAACCTGCTACAGAATTTAATCCAATACGTTCGAAAGCATCTTCTATTATCTCTTCGATAGCAAAAGTCTTGTCGAACGTTGTCGTTCCTGAAGTAGTATTAGCCATTTAAACTCCTAGCCAGTGTAGCCAATAGTAACAGATGTAGTATTTGTTATCGTAGCATGTAAGGTTGTTTCGAATCTAATACCATTTCCAGGCATAAAAATATCTAAACCTTCTGTACCAAAATCAGCCTCAAATACTTTATCTCCACTGCCGTCACTACTGTCTCTTAAAATTAGTTTAGAACTAGCAACTCCCTCACATTGAATGTAAGTAACTCTACATGGACC